CCTTTTCGTTTCTTTTCGACTGGCGCCGGACTCGATTCCGGAACAACGCCATTCTTCGGATCCCATATATATCCAGGCATATTTAATATATTTTATGCCCGAAAGATACCGAATTTTAACCCGTGATATTTAGATGTAAATAAATGAGTTGCGAACTGCAAGAAAAAAAATTTCTTATATCAGGAATATGTAGCCCAAAATTCCAAGAACCATAGCGCACGCTCCGATAAACGACACCACATAGGCTACTCTGCGCAGCTTTTCGTCGCTTCTTCGTATTTTCTCTTCGTCAATAAATTGCATATACAGCCTTTCTTCTTTGCAAAGATAATAAATAAACCCGGAAATCTCACGACGTCCGGGAATATAAACGCATAAACTAAAACCCTATGTCCCAGCAGGACCCATACAAAGATACGACGTAAAACAACACCCCCGGCATGTATAAATAAAATGGTTATATCCCCCGGGTGTGTCGCATCATAGAAAATATTTCCCGTATTTCTTGATAGCCTTGTCTCTTGTCTCCAAGTCTCCGTACCAATACATCCGCGGATTGAGAATATAATGGTCACGCACCTCATTGCCATTCTTATCCACCATTTTCGCAAGCACATTACGCTCCTGGAGCTCAGTCATTGAACGGCTCATCGTCACGCGACTATATCCCAGTTCTTCACACATCCGCGTCCTCGTCTCGCGCCCAAAGACAATCTCCGGGCTATTAAGCGTCGTCATGAACATCAGGCGACTTACAAGCGCCAGCGTAGATGCGTTTTTCGTCTCAAACATCCACGTCGTATTCTTATAAAATGTCTTAACTGCCTTATTCATGACTCTCGCTTTTTGTAAATACAATCAAATTATCATACTCGTCCACAGACATACGCCGGGATTCTCTTGTCCCCTTCCACGCTGCGGAGGGATTAATCATATACTGACCTCGCCGGAGCTTCTTACTAATCTCGCCAGTATACTTATCCACCAGCGTTCCGCGTATAAGAATTCTACGCTCCTCCAACTCATTAATTGCCGCACAGAACGAAACATTCGACAACCCGTATTCCTTCAACATCGCATCACGTTCCACCGGGCTAAGATAAACGCAGGAGTCTCCGCCCCTGAGCATAAAAGCCAGGGCGAAAAACACTTTCAGCGTCGCCACGCTTTTTGTCTGCTTAATCAGGTCCAATCCATCTCCATCGAACAGATATATATAGCTGTCCGACGGCAGCTTCTCGTACTCATTTACGGACTCCGCCGCAGCCAGCAGATTCCCAAACTCGTCATGAAGCAAAAGCTTGTCTTTCTTCTTGACTCTCATTCTATGTTCTTTTCAACAAATATAATACATTTTGTCTTATATTGTATCATATACTTAATTTATTTTTTAACTCTTCCTAATCATTTCATTAACTATCCCTAATTTTTTCATTAACTGTCCTTAAATAAAAACGCCATAACTTATTGATACCCAATTTTGCCCTTCTTTTATTATTTACTTTGGGCCAAAAATTTATTTTTTTGGCCCATTATAATTCATCAGCTTTTAGCCCATAAAGTAGCTATAAAGATCGTGTTTCCGGAAATTGAGAAATCTTTGTGTGAGGGGGAGGTACACCCCTTGACCACCCCGGCAATTTTAAGGCAGGGGGATAGTCCCCCGGGCGCCAAAGAAAGTTTTTCAATTCACCGTAGATATATGGATACGATAATCTTCGAGAACGGCGACAGATATGTCGTCAACAGCGTCGATATGTGCTTCGACGAAGACGGCAATCCGGTTGACATCGTGCTGACAAGTAGCAGCGAGGAATTGCTTGCCGAGATAGCAGACAAGCACTGCCAAATCGGATGCAACATTCAGTATGAAGACCACGGAATGTTCGCCGGTTTATATGCAAGATTAGACAAATTTAGTTTCATGAAACAGGGGCGGCAGTAATGTCGCCCTTTTCTAATACAAACAATTCACTCAAACAAACAAAACAATCAAACATTATGGAGACTAATTACATTCCCCAGCGTGGCGTCGACTTCGACGACTTCATCGGCACTGTTTACTTCGCAGCCCAGAAGGGCCTTGAGAATGTGCAGTTCAACCCGGTGTTCTGCCCGGCAAACGACAACCACGACGATGATTTCATCGGCATCGGCTACAGCGGCTACGCTACCAACGCCACCAAGCGCGAAGATATGGGCAAACTCGTTCAGGGCATCGCCTATCCCGCGAAGAACTTCACCAAGGAAGACTTGGAGCGGCTCTTCGACAAGGTAGAGACCGAGAACGGAGAGGTTCACTATCGCGCCAAGAGTTCCGTCAAGTTCGACGAGGTGTATATCCGCGTGTGCTACTCCCAGAAAGAGGGCAAGGAAGACACCATCAAGTGGGTTGCTGCCGTTGACGGCGGTGAGGCTATCGTCCTCCACGGAGACCGTCGCGTCTACCAGCCCAAGGACGCTGAGGCTTAGTGATAGGGGGAGAGAAATCTCCCCTTTTATCTTTAACGCCCAGCACAACAGAATTCTCTGATTATTCTTTCCATGCTCCAGTTTCTCAGACTTCTAATTATACACGCGCACACGCACGCATAAGAAGCCCGAGATTGAGCCTGAAGAGTCCTTCTGGTATCTCTATCCAGACAGAGTCTATAATGCCACAGAATAGCCCGGAATACGCTTTTTATCTACCAACCCGTGGCAATCAGACCTGGAAGGCTTAACGTGAACCCGAGTTGTCAGAGCGAGGGATACTCTTCCCCTTCCCGAAATCCTCATCAATATGGCCATCATGACGCCGATATTGCTCTTGGCATTTGTCACGATTTTACGGGGCAAGTCTGGAAAATCGGTGGAAAATTTGGCTGGGGAATGGTGATATGAACGAAAGTAGTATTTATTAGATAAGTAATACGGAAAAGATACGTAGGTGTTATATATATATTATAATATATATAACATCTACTTCTTTTCCTAGTATTACTATCTATAAATACTAGTTTTGATATACAGAATCAGTGCTACAGAGCTGATTATCAACGAGTTATACAAATGCAAAAAAATCTATTGATATGGAAAAGAGAAATAATGGGGCTTTTGGGGCTCAGATGGAGATAGATGGGGACACCGGGATGCGGGTGTTGGTATTCACGGCTATGACGAGTGGGTTGATGGTCAGCCCTGAGGATTGTGGGGATGAGGATGCTATGCGTGAGATTATGGAGGATTAGAAAGAGGCGAGAGATTATAAAATAAGAACCAGACCTTACCATAATACATCGCCGGTCATGTCGCGAGATCTGACCGGTTTAATGTCCCTGTAGTTTAATTGGCAAAACGGCTGTTGTTACCGAAACTTCACAATGGCTATCCAGGTTCGAATCCCGGCAGGGGCACGATTTACCATTCTGGTAGATATTAGAGGCGTAAGATGCGTGAGTCTTGGTGATGATATTACCCAGCCTGTTCGTTGTCGTGAGATACCGACAGGTTTCTATTAGAAAACAACTAAAAATATTATAACATGAAAGAGATTTTAACTGTTTTGGGATATGCATTGATTTCCTGCGTATCTTTCGCTCTGCTTATTGGAGGTATTTATGGCTTCTATGCTACTATTCGTGATATGATTCTGAATGATTAGTTATGCTCTATTTTTTCGACTATGGTTTTGTCAAAGATCAGAGATGGTTGGACGGACAACATAAGAAAGAGAAATATGACGATGGCAAAACTGCGTTCGCCCGTTATCTGGAAATCCAGCGCAATGGTAAGAAAGCAGAAGCTGAACTCAAAGAGAAAGGGATGCTGCCAGAAGGCAATTCTTTTCTTTGTACTGTGGATATTTTCCATAATGGAGAATATAATTTCGGAGCCAGTTTCAAGTTCTTCCTGGATGCATTTGATGTATTGAATGGAGAACAACCGAAACTGGAGCCGGAGAAAGACTTAATCAAAGATTGTTTAACTGAATTCTATACTAATGATACACAACGATGAACTTCCGTTGTTGACTCAAGACAAGTCGGCAGCGGATATTGCTTTATTGTATGAAGCGATGGATGATGCACGAATTATCTTCCGAGAGTCATGTCGCAATTATATTCTTGATTTCATTCCCGATTGGGCATCAGAAAATGAACCTTATGAATGTGACCTATTCACAGAGTTGGATGATGAATTTTCTGGTAGATCTTGGTTGAATAGTACCATTTGTGCGATTTGGCGGGTAGGTGAAGGAGATATAAAGGATGTTGCATTTAACGTCGAAGGTGATGAAGTTTCTATTGATTACTTCAAAGATGAAGAGCTGTTACAGTTAATAGAACAATTGGAGAAATCATGAAAATCGTAGTTCTTGATTATATCGACGGGAGTGTTGACATCATCGACGCTCCCGTTTCTTTTAATTCCGACGAGGAAACCGAAGCTTGGCTTCAGCAGAGAGGATATGTTTTATCCTGCATTTCCTGGATGAGCCGGGTTAAGCAGATTTCGTTCTATAATGAGGAAGAAAATTAAAACATTTTTGTTTTATATTCTGAAAATCACTATATTTGGACATATGGATAAATGATATGGGGCTTCTGGCTCCATAGGTAACTTGGTTATATTAATATGAACAGAAATGAAGACAGGATTAAATTTTGTGCCCGATTCCTTGCCGGCAATGGTGTTGATCCTGAGCGCTATAAGGTATTATACGATGAAGGGGCTTCTCCAGAACTCTCATATGTACTCGTAGCGCAGCAGGACCACACGTTCTTTACCAAGATAGCAATGGGTCTTCGGGATATGTGGCCTCCGGGAAATAAAGATGGCAAATGGCCCTGGAGAGAATCAATCCCGGTGCTTGTAGAACGCTTGAAATTCATATGGGAAAGGGAACAGTTGGAAGATAGGTATTCGGTTGAAGACTGTTTACGAGCCGGACGAAAATATCTTGCGGCTTATGAAAATACAAGCACCAAGTATATGCAAGTTCTCAAATACTTCATCTTCAAACAGAAAGATGTGGGTATTAAGGAGAACGGCATTATCAAGAAGACCTATGAGTCCACATTAGTTAAGATGTTGCAGGATAAGGAGTGGGAGGATATGGACAATCAATCCTTTGACGAACTTGTAATATGATTGAAGGACACAACACATCATCTTTTGAACAGATTACGCAGGAGGAATTCGAGGCGTATGGGCTTGTGCTGGATGATTTGAAGAAAACTTCTGATGTAATATCCAATCTTGAAAAGCGTCGAGAGAATGTGCTGAAGGGCGGGGTCAATTGCATTCCGTTCCCTTTTGTAAGGTTCCGTAATGAAGTACCAGGAGTGGAACAGTCTCAGTATGTGGTGGTTACGGCAAATGCTAAGGTGGGTAAGAGTAACTTGACAGACTTCTTATATGTGTTCAATGTACTCGATTATTGTTTTACGCATCCCAACGAGTGTTCGGCGCATATAATGTATTTTGCATTGGAGGAATCTGTACAGCGTATCATAGAGCGATACATGTGTTATCTGTTGTATAAATTGGATAACCTTCGCATCGCTCCTGCCGATTTGCGTTCCACGTCTTCTGATTTTCCTCTTGACAAGCGTGTCATAGACTTGCTTAAGAGTGACAAGTATCAGAAACGCCTGAAGTTCTTTGAGGAATGTGTGGAGTTCGACTCTGAGAATACGAATCCTACGGGTATTCTGCGTAGCTGTGAGGCATATGCCAAGAAGGTGGGTAAATATAAGTCACACAAGGAAAGGGCTAATGGCGGATTGTCCGATAGAATGGTGGATGTCTTTGATTCGTATGAGGACAATGACCCGAACCATTATAAGATTGTCATCATAGACCATATTGGGCTTGTAGATAAGGAGCAGGGATTCAAAACGAAGGATGCGGTGGACAAGATGAGTGAGTATTTCGTCAAGTATCTGCGCAACCGTTATCATTACACCTGTGTGGCTATTCAGCAGCAGGCATCAGACAGCGAAGGCTTGGAGGCAATCAAGGCCAAGAAGATGATGCCGGCAGCTGCCACATTGGGAGATTCGAAATACACGGCCCGGGATGCGAATCTGGTTCTTGGCTTGTTCGATCCGAGCAAGTTCGGTTTGAAAGAATTTGCCGGATATATCATTGATGACAATGGCGTAGGTTTATCTACTAACGGACGCTTCCTGAAGGTAATTGCCAATCGAGATGGCGAGATGGGAGGGCTTTGTCCCTTATTCTTTGATGGAGCCGTGTGCAATTTCGAAGAACTTCCGCGAGCTAATGATACAGAGATAGAGAAGTATTACAATAAGACCAAAGAGTTAAGGCAGAATCGTATTCAGAGAATCAATTCCATCAAGAAAGTTCTATCATTCTTTTTAATCACATTATTTAAAAACAAAAAGTAAAATGCCGAAGAAGAAGATTTTCAGTGATGAGCTTGTCATGAAGATTATCACCATGAAACACAAAGGCTACAAGATGTCGGAAATCGCCGATAAGTTCCATCTCACCACCAAACAGGTGGATAATATCTGTACTCGCAACCGTCTTGCCGAGAAGAAGAAGGCGACTACGCTGCCTCTTATTACTCAGGACGCACCGTCTTTCCCCGCAGAGATTGTCGTGGACGATGTCCAGATTGGAACGATTGCACCTATGAAGGAGTATGTTCAGAGCCTCCAGGATAAGATGGACGACCAGAAGCCGGAGAAGAAAGAGAAGACGCTGGATGATTTCAAGCCCATCGAGATGATTAAGTATCTCTACAACAAGGGTTATCGTATTGAGAATAACGGGCTGTATTGTCTTATCAAGAAGCCCGTCTGTTTAAGTGAAATTGTAGGAGTGTAATTATGGCTAAAACTATTTTGATTTGCGGCAAGACCGGTACCGGCAAAACGACTGCGGCTCGTACATTGAATCCCAAAGAGACGTTGATTCTCCGGGTTATCAATCGCACTTTGCCGTTCAAATATGTCGGTCTTTATGGTGGAGAACAGAAAAATATGCTTCTGACTCCCGGCTATGAAGATGTGCTGAAAGCTCTTGAATGGGCGAACAAACAGCAGCATATTAAAAATGTTGTTATTACTGATGGGACATATATCATTCGTCAGGAGTATTTCAAGCGTGCAAATGAGACTGGCTATAAGCGGTTTACCGATATGGCTGTCCATATGCAGCAGATTCTGAAAGCCATTCAGGACGCTCGTGATGACATCAAGGTCTTCATGGAGTATCATGTGGAGAATGTCGTTTCGGATTCCGGCAACACGGAGTATAAGCCTTCGACCGTTGGACGATTGCTCGATGACCAGTATAATATTCTTGAGAATGTGGATATCGTTCTCTTTGCTAGTCCTCAGTTTGAGGACAAGAAGATTGTCTATGGTTTCGTGACCAATCGGACTACGGACAAGAATGGTTCTGAAATTCCTGCCAAGTCACCGATGGGTATGTTTGAGGATGAATTCATCCCGAATGACCTTGCTTATGTAGCAAAGAAGATTGACGAGTATTACGGATAGTCATGACTAAAGATGAATTGCAAGTATCAGCGGCGAAGAGATTGTATCGGGATAAAAGGCTAATCTGTCAATGGAGCACAGGTACGGGTAAAACCGGCGTGGCGCTTCAGTTTCTCAAATATATTCCAGGCAAAGCATTGATTCTTGTCCCGGAGAAAGACAATATCAAGAACTGGTATAATGAGTTTGAGAAATTCCATATCAGTACGGAGGGAGTGGAAATCGCCTGCTATGCTTCAATTCATAGGTTTCAGAACACGAATTGGCACTTATTAGTTTGCGACGAAGCT